TTCTTAGGCCCATAAGGGATCCTAAGACGACCTCAGTGGAAGAATAGGAAGATAAGGTCCTTTGTATCATATGAGCTAGGTTTTCACCTGGCACACTGAAACCAAGACCAATAGGGGTGCACAGATGTGCAACCTTATCAAATACCTTCCTTTGTCTTTCATTGAGGAGGCATCGGGACCGAGTTCCCAAAAGTCTACAGATATCCAAGAAGCTATCATTACTGATGCTCCTCCATTTCAACTGGGGTATTACTACCCTGGAAGAAATGATCTTTCCAGCAAACTCAGAGAGTTTACTAGAAGAGATAGATTTATCTTTAGACCAAGGGCACTTCATCCGGTCAAGTAACCTGATGTAGTCGTTATATAACTTGTCAGTTAGAATAACGACATCATCTCCTAAGACAAAGAATGAATTGTCGAAATGACAACCATTCAAATGCCAAAGGAGAAGACCATGGGTAAGGCCAAAGGCAGCAAAACTTGGATATAATCCAAGAGGCTGACCTTTAGTCCATTGTAGTTCACCAATAGGTGAACTCCATGTACCTCTGGAAATCGCTTCGAACAGATCGATATAATCCCAATATTCCCTTTTCATTATAGCCCGAAGGGCTGTAATTTGAAGAGATAAAGGGAAACAGTCGGTCGCAGAAGAGAGATCCACTGAATGAGCTTCACCACCCAAACTCAGGTGCGATTGGATGATAGGGAGAGCCTTCGATTGATCGAAGGTACAATCCCACGGTAGTGACGCCAATACATTGTAAAGCACTTTACCGAAAGGGCGAAGTGCTTCTTGATGTATTCTCAGGGGAGAGGCTACAGAACGTAGCTTACCACCAGGTTCCTGTAAAAAGTGGATAGTTCCACCAAAAACAGGAGATTTCTTAAGATTCCTAACATAAATAGAGTTACCTCTATTTTCTGTATAGAAACTCTCAAGAAAGTCTTTTCTTTGTCCAATACCTTTAAGTAAAGGGAGATAAATCTTCCTGAACCTAAGGTATAATGAGAGACCACCAGGGGTGTTAAGGAATTGGAGGTCATCCAAAACCTTAACATTCTGGGGTACACTCTTCTCAGAAAAGACCCTAGGCGACTTCTTTTCAGAAGACCCTTGATACGTCACAAGAGGTCGTGCTTCATCAAGCACAAACCTCTTCCGGATTGCTTTGGTGACGGATCTACTAAATGACTTGTGAAAGTCATCTGGTAAATCTTCCCAATCAGGAGGATTGATCCCTGAAAGGAACTTAATCTTCTGACTCTCAGAAAGAGAAGGAAGAATGTAGAAAGTATAGGCCATAAAAGCCTGTACAGCCCTACCAAAGTTCCGATCATTATGATCAGACCACCTAAAAAGGGAGCCAAGAACTCCATAAAGTTCTCCATGACGATTCTTGCGAATCCATGTGAGAGGATCTAGGGAGGATTGGCGTCTAATCAAGTCGACTTTAAGAGATTTTAACCTCTTAATAGTCCACTCGACACCAGAGCATCTTTCCCACTTAACTACCAAATCTATGAAAGGTTTGATAGTATAGAGAGGAACGCCTATAACGAAGAGTCGTCTTGCAAGCCCATCCTGATGGTGTTGCAAAAGCAACATGATCATAGTCCTTTCGGATGTGATCTCATCAGAATGGCGACAAGCCACTCTTTAAGTCTTAGGAGGCTCCAGTCAGGAGTGGATTTTCCACAAGAGCAACGTAAGGATAAAACAAAAGAACCAGAACCAGAAAAGCTTGGGACCCTTCCTACTACTTTGGTGTAGAGGTTGGCCCTCGAATGGATCGTCGTTTCGAATTTCTTCGAGCTGACGCTCTAAGGACTTGATCCTCGCATCAGAGGATTCCAACATCTCAAAGGATGTTGGCTCATCGTTCAGGAGGCGATCAAGATCTCTTAGAATTCCTTGTTTAATCTTGCCGTCAGGCAAAGATTGAACAACTCTATAGGCTCTTTCTATCCCCCTTAATAGGAGAATAGAGTCCTTTACCTTATCTGGCAATGGGATTGTTTCATCATTGCGAGTTTTCATGGTAAATCCTCCCTTCTGG